GCCCAAGTACCACGCCCACTCGCAGTAGTACACCCAAGATTTTTCGTTAAACGCTCTGACATGAGTCGGGTCTTGCCACGCGCCATGACTCAAGTCATACGGCACATGGATGTGCATCTTGCCACCCATCTCCAGCAAGTCGCGGCAGTTGGTCATGGCCTGCACCAAGTTCGGTATGTGCTCCAACACATCATTGGCGATGATCTTTGAAAACTGACGGTCGATCTGCATCGGCGCACCAATGTCCACAACCCAATCGGCGCCAACATCTGCGCGAATGTCAGCATTCACGCAATCGGCTCGGCGATCCTTGCCCGACCCAAGATTAAGAGTTAAACCACTGTTTTGCATATTCCGGTCTGTTTTTTAATAGCCACGGTATCGCGGCCTTGGTCAGTGCGTCACCGTTCATGCCCACAGTCTGGCTGCCAATGTGATGCACATATGACCGGCTCAAGTAGTGGTGAAAGCCAGCGGCACGCAAGTCCTCGCAATGCACATCATCCGAGTACCAGTTCAGCGGTGGAAACTTCGCAGCCTCCCACGCATCGCGCCCGATCCATGCAAAGATAGGGGAGGGGCATTCCATCGGCACAATTGCGTCCTCGTATGGGTACTTGAAGTAGTGCAGCTTCTGGTCAAAGGGATTACTGCGAATATTTTGTACAGGTCTGGCCGCATCGCACCGCGCTGAAACCCAGCCCACAGGCTCACCGGTTTCCGCTTTCAACTGCGCCACATCCTCCATCAGCAGCCGGTAGCTGCTGGGGGTCAGCACAATATCGTCATTGGCGCAGATCACTGACTCAAACCCATCGGCAAAGGCTTTGTCAATGATCTCGTTGTAGTCCTGACCGAAATTGTGCGGCGCACCAAACACTTTTAGATCAGCGTCAAAGCCGCCAATAATGGACTCTGGACCGCGCAAATAGACAGGCACTTCGGGACAATACTCGGCAATGCTTGTGAGCATCACCCGCAAACCTTTGCCGTGTACCGTTGAAATGCATATCGGAGAGATCACTTTTTCGGCTTCTTCGCGGTCTTGGCCGCCAGCTTAAAGTCAGCGGCAGACGGCGCAGCCTTTGATCCAACCTTATTCATCTTCTCGCCGCTGCCTTTGGCTATCCGAGCCTGCTTTGCGTTGATGTTGGCGTAGAGGCCAGGCTTAGTCTTCATTTTTCATTCCAATCTTGATTGTCAGCAATGACTCAGGCATCTCTTCGCCTTCGCTCTCACCCTCTTCGTCCACCACCCAAGCCGAGCAGGTACGGCTGGACGCGCACTTGAAGTCGAATATCTCGCAATACCCCAAGTCACCGGCATCAATCACCGCCCATGGGTCTCCCTCATCGCCAATGCCATTTGCAATGCACTCCAGCATGGAATCATCTTGGTTGAAAGCCGCGCAATTTCCGCACAGGCTTTGCTTGGCATCCTCCTCGGACACCTCCCACTCAGCCGCCATCTGCATCCAATACTGCTTATTCGGCAGCTTAGGGTTCTCCGGACCGTAGTTCGCAGAATCAATAGCCTTGGCGCGATTCTTCAAGTTCAGCGTAATGTCTTGCGTTGCCATGGGGCAGCTCTCGCCGCCGCCCTCGTAGCCCTCGTCCTGATCCATGGCCTGATCCATGGTGCGTTTTAAGGTAGCCATTAACGCATCCCCTTGGTCTTCATGTTCTTGGCAGTGCGAGCACCGCGCATGGGCATCTTGGCTTCGGACAGCGCAATGGCGATAGCCTGCTTGGGACTCTTGACTACTTTGCCGCCTTTACCAGAGTGCAATGTGCCAGCCTTGTACTCGCCCATCACCTTGCCAACCTTCTTTGCTGCCTTGGTCATCTTCATCTGAATGCTCCTTGAAAATTAGTTGTTGGTCGGTCTGACAACCCAGACAGTCGGCGATTGCATCTCAAATAGAGATTGCCCTAGCGAACCAACACGGCTGGAGACTGCCCTTGCTTTGATCGGCACACTTCGGTACAAGGTGAGGCGACTCAATCCCCATGCGTGTTGGTGTTGGCTACTTGTTTCGACTGACCTGACAGCGTTCGGTTTCACCAACAGTCGCAATTATGCAACCCTTGAGAGGTTTCTTTTCAACGGTTGCGCCCAGTTGTTGCCAGCCTTACTCCCCATCATGCCGATCACCGCATCAGATGCAAATGTCAAACAAAACGCATCAGCCTTGTCGGGACTCGCCAAACCCCGCTTTTTGATCTCATCTTTGCTCTCAATCTGAATCTTGCCGTTACTCGTAAACATATAACGCACAGTCGCCAACTCGGCCACCAGTAACTCATCCTTTGGCAGCCGACAATCCCGCTGCTCCAGCCACGCCTTGGCCTTGTACCAAAGCTCGGCCTTCAGATTCCTGTAAGTACCGCCCATGGCCGGTGACTCCGCGACATTGATGCCGCGAGCCGGTAGCTTCAACTCTCTGAGACGATCTACCACGCCAGCGCCCAAGCCAATGCTGTCAACCAGTATCTCCTCTGGCCGATCGCCTGGCGATAACGCTTCATACTCGGCCACCACCGCGCCGGTCAGCTGCATCAAGTCCAGATTCTTCCAAGTCTTAATCGGCTCAGTCACCGCGTTACCCCGCCTTTTGCACAGTGCCGAGCGATCCGAGCCAAATCTGGCAACGTCCAACCCCCACACCAGTGGCGCGTAAGGCGATGCCACTACGTCCCGATTCATCGCCAAGTCCAGCAACTCCATCGGTATCACCGTATCCTCGTCCGACTTCGGAAACTCACCCAGCACGCGAATCCGGTAAGCGTTACTCTCCTCACCGTACCGCGACTTCATCTCCTCAATGTACGCCTCACTCACTCGCGGCGAGTCGGCGCAGGACACCTTCATAGTCACCCAATCTCCCGCCAATCGGTTATGAGTGTCGTAAAAGAAACCGCTGGAACGCACAGGATTGCCCAGCAGCAGCGTCACGGCGTTGTGGCCGGACATCGAGCCAGATGCCGCCTCAAACACCTTCTCAGGTATACCGCTGGCCTCATCCCCCACCAGCATCACATGATCGCTGTGTACCCCTTGCAACGCCTCGGGCTGCTCGGCTCTGGATGTACGCGCCGAGATAAACGCCTCCTCGTTAGCATCCTTCACCTCAATCCGGTCCTGCTTCACCTCCAACTGGTCAGCCAGCATCGGCGGCAGCACCTTCACCCAACGCTTAACCTCCGCAAACAATGCGTCATATAGCTGTGAGCTTGTCGGTGCGGTGACCACCACCTTCACCGGAAACCTCAACAACAAGTACCAAATCATCGCCCAGCTCGCCGCCGTACTCTTTCCCACACCGTGACCACTTCGCACCGATATGCGGCGGTTGCCTGACGCGATGTGATTCAAGAATTCCACCTGCCACTCATCAGGCTCAGTGTTCAGCACCTCCCGCACAAACAGCACAGGATTATTCTTGTAGAGTTTGACGAATTCGATAAATGGGTTATTCGTCAGCAACTCATCAGAATTTTTTTTCGGGACGCGCTTCTTTGCGGCGGTGGGGGTAGGGGGTAGGGTCATGTGGTTATGGGATTCGGTAGGTGTTCGGTTGCATCATCAGTCGCCCCCGCCGCAAACGCGCAAGGGGGGGGGCATCGAGCCGCGCCAGCCAGCAGGCGGTCGGCAGCGCCACTTGACAGCGTAAAAGTTATCCACATGGCACTATATCGGTAAGTCATTGATCTATATGCTTTCTTACAGAACGCTTACATAATCCATTTAACACGATGTCCATTATGTTAAGTCAATTGTGGATAACTTGCCTGTTTCTGCTTGTTTTGCAGGCATTTTGCAGTTATGCACAGGCCAATGTGCTTAACCATTGCGATTATCTGTGGATAAGTCATCGACAACCTCGACATGGCGCAGTGCCGCCATGCGTAGATCCTGTATGTTGATGTTAACCGAGGCGGCTTTTTGTAAGCCATAAGTCTTCTGATCCCACCGTTCAGCCAGCCACTGCCTGGTTCGGATGCGTTGGACATCGCGCTGCGGGTTGCTGTCGGCCATGCTGTCAGCGATGTCCAAAGTCTCCACCGCGAGTTTATCGGCGGCTTTCGCGCGCGCACGCGCAATTATAGTGGGATCAGTATCTTCGATCCATTGCTCAAGCGCCCTGCGCCCGATGCCAAGTTCGTAGCTAATCTGCGTCTGCGACTTGCCTGCCTCGAACATCGAGACGATCATGTCATCTGGCAAATCTTCAAGCAGCGCCATGTCTTGCTTGAATTTCGGTCTTCCTGCCATGCTTAAACCTGCCCTAGAGCTGTTTTAACGCGCTGGACGACATCCAGTACCCATTTCTTGATCAAGTCAGCTAATCGCTTAATTTGTTCCATGTTTGTACTTCTCCGCTTGTTTACTGTCGAATTTCATCTCTGGTTGACCACCTTCAAATGCATGAAGATCGTTTTCTAAGTCATCAAAGCCTGATTGTCCACCGAATTTATCGTTTGCTTTGAAGTTAACCACCTTGGCTGTTGGATCAAACGCCTTGACCTTGATGATCTGCTGAACCATCGGATCATTGAAGATTACCTCCAACTCTTCCATTGCCCAGATGAACTTGTTGTCCAGTTCCTGTCTTTCACGCTGCATAGCTACTGCCTCATTGACCGTCCTGACAATCACCATGACCTGGTCGTTTTGCATCTTCCACTCGATTCTCGGAATACTGTTGCTGGCTGGAGTGATCCCCTGATTGGTTGCCCACTGATCCAGCACTGCATACGCCCTGATCATTCCCGCCAGACTTGAATCGAATTTCTCTTTGTCCTTTGACCATGCTGCTTGGTGCACTCTGCCGGTCTGAATCCAGAATTTCTCTCTAAGTTGACTGTCTACTAAAGTAATCAGTCGATTTTCACCCCATTTTCTGTCGCTGACTGCTTTGGCGGCCTCCAACTCCACCAGTTTGGATTGAACATAAATCGTCCACGCATCTGCTTGTGGACTTGGACTCGTTGCTGCTGGATGCTGTTTGCTTTTTGATTTTGTTGCCATTTCGGTTTCCTTGGTTTTGTTGTCAATGGGTAACACACAGGGGGTAACAAACCTCCGAGTCATAGACTCTCGGTTTGTTCCTGTTACCTTGTGCGGAACAAACAGGTATCGTTTGTACCTTGTTTGTTACCTGTTACCTGTCTATTCATACAGTATCAGAACGATTCGCCTGATTCGCTTTTGGGTGTCAGCCATGCAAATCCACCGCTGATATCGCCGCGCTTGTACTTTGATAAGTCCTTCCTTATGCGTCCCCATGCCACTTTGAAGCTGTCCTTGTCCTCATCAGTACACCCCATCTTTGACCATAATTCGTCCTTCCAGTGCCTCAACTCCACCGCCATCCGCTGTGACCCCTCGATCAGTTTTAAGAATCCATTCTTCTTAATTGCTATTTCCAGACATTGGAGTGACAAGATTTGATTTTGGCCAAAACCCGCGTTGCTTTTGGTGTCCTTTTTTATCGCCTCAAACTGTCCAATCTCGCTCGGATTGACGGCCAAACTAGTTTGCGGCTCACCGATCTGGAGTGTTCCGGCTGGCGCTGGCAGCTCCACCGTGACCATCTCAAAGCCATAGCGTTCATTGTCTGATCCGTCTTTCTGCTTGGCGATCCGCACCAAACCCTTCATGGAGTCCTCAATACGCAGCAACTCCAACTCGGTATCTACGGCTGCAAGCAAACTTGAGCTGCCCCGCATTCCGCGACTACTGTCCTTCCCGCTGTGATGAATAAACAGCAACCCTGCGCCCTGCACGATCTTCTGTATATGCCCACAGGTCACCACAAACTGCATCATGTCTGATGCCGAGTTCTCGTCTCCACCGCCAAAGGCTCGCGCCAGCGTGTCTATGACGATCAACTTAAAGTCGATGCCGGTTTCCATGACCAGCGTCTCCACGGCCAGCACTAGCGCGTTGAAGTCTTCAATGCTCGATCTCAGGTTGAGCTGATGCCTGATGACGTAGATGGGAGCGCCGTTTTCAGTCTGGTGGTGGATTTTGAGAGCCTTAATCCGAGCGCCGATACCGCCAAAGCCCTCGCCTGCGATGTACAGCACCGCGCCAGCCTCTGTCACCTCTTTGCCCATCCACGGCCTGCCTGTCGCTATGCTGTGGGCAATGTCCAGCGCAATGAACGACTTGAATGAGCCTGGCGGTCCATAGAGCGCACTGAACGCACCTTGTGGCAACACGCCATGAATCAGCCACTTCACCGGCTCATCTTGTATCGAGTCCCAATGCTCGATGGCGATCTGCTTGCCGATCTTGGCTTGTTCCTTTGGTGGCGCTGGCTCTGCCTCGAATTCCTTGGCGATGTCCTCGGCTGCCGGTGTTGCTGTTTGCACTTGATTGATGATCGGATTCAACCTTTCGGGCATTGTTACCTGATCCACGCTGGTGATGATTGGCGCTGCCTTGACCAGAGCCACCAGCTTGTCGCGGCTGCCACCCTCTTCTATGAATTCATAGGCATCATCGCCCTGCCCTTGCAGACCGAGGTCAACTACCTTGACCGACTTAGCGATGGGCAGTATTGCCTCGGCTGCCTTGTGCGCGTACTGCCAGCCGACTGCATCGTTGTCCGGCAGGATGATCACTTGAGCGCCAGCGAAATACTCGGTGATGGCAGCAGGCCATGATCCTGCGCCAGTATGCGCGGTGCTGGCGATCATGCCAATTGACTTGATGGCATCGGCGGCTTTCTCGCCCTCCACCAAGAAGATGTTGCGTCCCGCGGTCTTCGCGTCCAGTAATGCTGGTAAGTCATAAGGGACTATGCGTGCGTCACTGAGCGAGCCTTGCTTTCTGCCGTGCTCGTCAATCTTGTACAGCCGGTAAGTCTTGCCTGACTCGCCAACCTTAAGGCGCTGCTTGACGAATACCGGCTGACGGTTCTCATCGGTGTATACCCATTCCTGCTGAAACTCCACTTTGGGTATCGGCTTGATGTTGGCGAGTGGGTCTGGCCGTTCTTCCAGTTCCGGCAGCAGGTGCATTGACCTGATGGTGTGGAAGACATCCTCCTGACTGCACCCACCATGGCAGTGGAAGAGAGGCACGCCTTGGTCATTGATGTCGATGCTGAGTGATGGATTCTTGTCGCCGTTGCCTTTGCCGTGTGACGGTACAGGGCAACTCGCCACCCACTGACCGTTTGCTTTTTTTGCGTTGCCGAGCTGCTTGGCTATTTGTTCTGCTTGCATTTATGGCTGCCAATATTTAAAGGAAAAAAAAGCCTGGGGTTTTACGCCCAGGCACTTGACTGCTAAGTCTTAGAACATCTCGTCATCAGCCACTGCTGCGGCCATCACTGACTTGGGTGGCGCTGGTGGTGCAACTGGTGCAGGCGTAGGCTTATTGAATGGCGCTGGCTCTTCCACGCTGTCAGCGTCCATTCCAGCGGGACGATCAATCCAACTGATGATGTTGAACGCTGGAATGCGAGTCGTGCCTTTGCCGATCTTCTCCAACTTGCTGCCGGTGTACTCCAGCACAGGCAATTTGCCAGCATTGGCGGCTTGCTGTGCCGCGCAGTCCAAGTACAGTTTTTCCAATCCCATGTTCGGACCGACTCCAGAAGATGACCACTCGCACAGTCCGAGCGCCTTGTTGTAGAAGTGGATGATGAATCCGCGCTTGTGATCTGGTGACGGTTGCTGGCCTTTCTTGCCAAGTGAGACATCGGCCTGCCAATCGCGTACACCTACACCGAGTTGCAGCCAGCCGGTTTGCACCGTGTTGATGTCGAATACAACCTTGCCGAGTTGGATTTCCTCGCCGAGATTGTTTGTCCAAGCGTTGGCTTGGGGAGAGAAGCGGATGTAGTTTCCAGAGCCGCCAGCAGATGAGAGGTTTAACATTTTGAGTTTAGCTTTCTAAGTTTCGGGGTTGCATTATTGACTTAGCGAGCGATCTTTTGCAAGCGTCAGTCCACTTGAAATCTTGACGGTTAACTCGTCCAAGATAACTCGGTTTTCCTTTGGTAGCAGTTTCTCTGCTGCCGCTGGAGTAATTAGTGTTGTTTCAAATATCTGGCTAGTGGTAAGTCCTGAGTCAACCAGTTTCATGGCTGCCTTGTCACCGTCAACCCATTTGCGCGTTGGACGTTTAGGTGCAAGTTGCCATCCGGCCAGCACCATGCCGTCTTTTTCCATGGCCTGCATTGCGTGCTCTCTGACCGAGTCAATGAATTTCTCTACTTGCGGTGCTTTGTCTAGAATGGCGCTGATCTGGTCTGCTGTGAGCGCCAGCATGACCTGCTTGATGTCTTCCTTGTTCAACGCGGTGATGTCCTGTTGTTTGGCCACGACATCGAATTGCTGTTTCTGTGCAGGGCAAATTGTCTTTGCATCGCACCACTGGCAGGCTGACTCTGATAGATTGAATCTGGGCGCGTCACTGATAGCGTCATCAACAGCAGGCATCAACGTAAACTCTTCCCACTCACCGAGTTCATCGGCAGTCATGATGTGTATGCGCTTTTCACCGTGATGCGGCTGGATGATCTGGAATTCGATCTCTTCAACGTAGTGCAGATTTAGCGTTGCCATGGCCGCCAGAGCGTATATTTTTAACTGCTCAGTGTCAGCGTCCACCCAACCTTTGCCTGTCTTCAAGTCAGCGACTATGAGCTTTTTCTTTATCTCAGAATAGCCAATGACATCGGCAGTACCGCCAAGCACAAAGTCTGGTGTCTTAAATAGGCTGACAGGCACTTCAACTTTGACCAAGCCTAGATCGTCTTGAATCGCCCATATTGCCTTCAGATGCTGCAATGCGTAGTCGCAATTGTCAGCGGTCATGGTGATGCCTTCAACCGTCTGACCGATGAACTGCATCGGGTCAGAGCCAAGCTGAAAGCAAGTCTCGGCCAGCGCGTGAATGGCAGTGCCAATGTTGGCCGCCTCACCTGATGGGCGCTGCGGTACTTGAGCGCAGAGCTTTGCGGATGCGGGACAGGCGATCCAGCGTGATGCGGCTGACGGTCTGAGCCTTAGTTGTTTTGTTGCCATGAGTCTCTTTCTATGTGGAAATCATTCAAAATTAATTGGTATGCGATTTTTCGTACTTCGTCAGTGACTGCGAATCCAAGGTCTTCTGGGTCTTGTAATCTTTTAAGCAAAACAGTTTTGTCTTGATTTGCTTTGCGTGACTCATCCAGACGCTGATTGAGCCAGAGAATGTGCTCACGCAATACTTCACGTTCTTTATCCTGCATGGCGTGAACCCCAATACGCAATCAGCGCAGCGTCAGCGCGGCCATCATCCTTGACGCGCTTGAATTGATCTTGGTCTGATGGGAAGAGTTCCATGGCGCGCGCGCGGCTGGCATCCTTGCCCTGTCCACGGCCAACGGCCTTGACCCAAGTGGCAGGCGGCACAAATGTGACCGGCATCTTGAATGCGGCCAGAATGCCCTCGATCATGCCAAAGCTGCGGCCAAAGCTAAAGACGCTGGTAACGCCTTGGCCTGTTACTGCCCCCACACGCTCGCAGTAGACATGGCAGTCTCTGCCGGAGTACAGGTAGAGCATCTCGGCCAACTCAGCGGCGCTGACCTGCCGCTTGGCTTTGCCGTTGCGCTCCACCGTCATGGTGGGCATATCGAATATCTTGAGGCTCTCAGTCGAGATGATGGCAATTGCGCCGGAGAGGCCAGGATCAATGCCAATGCTGTATTTGCTCATTTGACGGCCTCTTCCATGGCCTTGTTGAGTATGGTCATGCGTGCTGACACCAGCGCATTGGCGGCCTCATCCAAGCGCAGGACGGTGCTGTACAGTGGTTCGGTGATGCCGTTCTGCCATCTGCTGACCTGAGCTTGGTTGATTTCAGCGACTCGGCAGAGATCGGACATCTTGAATCCGGCAGACTCCACCTTGGTTTTTATATCGTGAATTGCTTGCTGTGCTATTTTCATGTCTAGAATGTTAACCATGTTTTGATAGAAGCGTCAAGTGTACAGACAAAAAAGGGGATCAGCGTGAACCGATCCCCATAAAGGCAACTGCTGGAAGCATGAACCAGCAACCCACATTGTAGTGGCAGAATACTTGACAAGTTTGTAAGGTCTAAATAATAGTTGTTGATGAGTTTGGTAAATCGATTATGATTCATTCATCAACAACGCAACCCCAAGGAAACAAAATGACAAACGCAACACAAATAACTGCTCAAGAAGAACGCAACATCAATATGTATGGAGTAGCTGATATTGACGCTTATGTGGAATCTGTTAAAGAATCCATCACTTACCAATTCACAGGCGCAAACATGGTTGTGGCTGGCCTGATGTCTGATGCTCAAGAATTGATTGCTGGTGGCGCACAAAACAGCAGCCGCCAAACACTCAACATTGCCAAGCACATTTTGTTTTTGATTATGGATGGCGAATTGGTTGGCACAGTAGAGCGCAAGTAAACCCAAGGGGGCGCAAGCCCCCATCTTTAAGGAGTCCACATGAACCACACACAACACGCCATGACCGAATACAACCACCGCAGGCTTGGCAAACGCGCAGAGGCTGCCTATGACTACTTGCTGTGCCTTGTCATCGGCACTGGCTTGGCCGCACTGCTCGTAGCATGGTGGTCATCATGACTGACCTGCAAGACTACTGCCAAGAACCGCGCACCATGGATGAATTGGTGGAGGCCGGATACAAGCAGCACGCGGTCTACAACGCCGTCAAGCGCAATGAATTGAAGAACACCAATGCCATGGATGCATGGGGGCGCAAACAGCGCGGCAAAGGCTTATTCCTGTCCACCGTGACACCCATTCCCTATAACGCAACCCTGCTAGTGCAAGCCTGGAACACACAACCACAAGGAGAGACTCATGTCTGAGAATATGCAAATTGAGATTGACCGAGCTGTCAACAAGTTCACGCCACCCATGGAAGTGGGCGGTGGATTCCTCACCCGCGAGGACATCAAGACCTTTGCACGCAAGGCCGTGACTGATGGCACGTTCATCGGCTGGACTCACGCGGAGAACATGACCAGAGAGCGTATGCAGCGCAAGATCACCGAGATGGAGCACGAGGTCACCATACTGCGCGAGCGCGTGAAAGAAGTTGAGATGGAGCTGCTGGCGGTTCAGAAGTGAGAATAATTGTACTTGTGCTGGCGGTGCTAGCACTCTTTTACTTTGATGCAAAGGACTTCGATGGAAACCGTAATCAACTTCCTATTGATGGCACTGCTAGGCATGGCCATAACGCTGGTGGTGCTGATGTGCATTGTGAAATTCTTGCTAGACCAGACCGAGGACAAGTAAATGCCTAGACCAAAATCAGAATTGACTAACTCGCAACAACGCATTGGCGTGAAGCTGACGCAGTGGCAGTATGAAGAGTGGAAGAGGCTTGGCGCATCAAAGTGGATTAAGCAGGTGCTTACTGAGAGTTATAAGAAGAGGATAAAGGAATGAAACAAGATGAAATCATTGAGATGGCAAGAAAGGTTGGTTTGGTAATAGACGGAAATCAATCTGGGTTTGACGACCTTGCAGCCTTTGCCAAACTGGTAGCCGCCAAAGCGTTTCAGAATGGCTATGAAAAAGGCGTAGCCGCTTTCACTGAAGCCGTTAACCTTGAACGTGAAGTCTGTGCAAAAACATTGGAATCAATCAGTAATGCGCCCGATATGCAGTCTTATGCAAATGCTATCAGAGCCAGAGGAGATCAAGCATGACACAAGAAGCATTACGCATGGCGCATAAAGCATTGATAGGTTTGTCAATTAAGCATGGCGAAATGACTGATGAGGGCATGGATGCAATTACTGCAATTGAAAAAGCCTTGGCACAAGAAAAAGCACTGCAAGCACTGCACAGCGAGAACGAACGCCTTGGGTTGTATAAGGATGCTTATGCAGAGCAAGAGCCTGTGGCGTGGGCTGTGTATTGTGATGGGTTTATTGCACTACCAGCTTTTGACACCGAGCAAGATGCGCTTAAAGAAATGCAACGCAGGAATAAAAAATGGCCGCACAACAAGCGGGAGGTAAAAGCACTTTATGACGCACCACCACAGCCAAAGCAAGAGCCTAGTGGTCACTTTCTAGATTTTGCATACTCCGACAGCATTGCTTATGTCCATGTGTACGATCAATTTAGAAAAGGACAACAGTTCTACAAAGCCCCGCCACAGCGCACATGGGTGGGGATACCAGAGCAAGACTTAAAACAAGGCGATGAATCTTTTTTTGTTGCGTGGAGAGAAGGCGCTCGCTGGGCAGAAGCCAAACTCAAGGAGCGCAACACTTGAACGCATTTGATTACAAAGACCAGCCCTCGATCTGGACGCGAGATCAGCAACTCAAACGCTATAAGACGGCAGATGACTGCGCCAAGAAGAGGCAGGACAAGCGCGACATCAATGACCGTGAGCAAGTCTTCATCTACTCCAAGGCACTGAGCAAAAAATGATTGAGACAATACGCACAATGTCGGGGAAGCAGCATGGCCTGCGCGGTGACAGACAGACCATTGTGACGGTGGGCAGAATCTACCGTTGCAGTTTATGCGGCAAGATGTTCACCGATAGGGAAGAGGCAGACAGACACGATAGGCGCGAGCATGAAATCCGCAAGACTACCAAAGGTAATTAGCATCCTCCAGCGCACCGGCTGCACAGCGCCAGAGTTGGCCGCCAAGGTTTACTGCACCGAGAGGTCAGCGCAGCAGATGATCAAGCGCCTGCAACTGGCTGGCACTGTCCACATTCAAGAGTGGCGCAGATCAGGCAATGTGCTGGTGGCGGTGTACCGCTATGGGATTGGCACTGATGCTGTCAAACCGCCACCGCTGACACCCATGGAGCGTTTGCGTAGGTTTAGGCAGCGTGAGACATTGGACGATAAGGCTTTCCGCTTGGCGCGTGAAAGAGGTAAGAGATTAAAGCCACGGCGTGATCCGCTGGTGGCTGCACTGTTTGGAGATAGATGATGGAAAACAAAGAGAGAAGAGCCAGGATTGAATACTGGGAAAATGACGGTGAATTTATTCGCGTTTCATATACCCAAGAAGATGGGCAAAGAGTTACCGCCTCATTTCATCGCATGGGATGGAGAAAGCCCCCATCCCAAGTCCTCAAAAAAGTGATGAACGCTCTTCGGTTGGGTCCGAGGGCTGCAATAGGCCGTATCCAAAGTTCGGTGAAGTAGCAGGGAAAGCAGCGCCTGACGCTAATGCAGCAGGCACTGCCAACAATCCTTTATTGCGTACAAAATCCAAAAGGTTCATCAAGTCTTCGCGGGTTTTGTAGCCTCTTGTCTCAGAGGTTTTTTTGTAAATGTCTAACAGATCACCCGCTGGCGCCATTGCACCCTGACTTAATTTAGCCTGATCTGCTGGAGATAACTTATTGAAATACTCCATCCATTTTCGCGTGACTGCACCAGAGCCTTGTGGCTGAGTCCATGCGCTTGAGTAATCAATATAGTCACTGACATTTCGCGTTGGCACATAATCAGTTGCGCCCAAAGCATTTTGCAATTGATAAATTTCTGACTCAGGCAATGCTTTTGACCCAAAATTTATTGCAGCAACACCTTTGCCATAATCCACCAAAGGTATCTCATCACCGGCCATGCGATAGGCCGCTCTGATGTTTTCTTCGCCAACCTTTTTCTGCAATGGGAAGAACGCGCTTTCGCCTTTAGCAAAGGGGATTTGGGCATTCCATGTTGATGCATTCTGACCTGTGAACATTCCTCTGGTGGCTGCCGCGGCTGATAATCTATCAGCAATATTTTGCGGTATGCCAGGATTCCTTACCGGCGCTGTGACAGGGAATTCAGAAAGGCTTGCAAAGCCAGGCTGAGTTTCTAGTGCGTATGGCGCCAGCGTAGGTGCTTTGAGTCCAGTTTCTGATCTTGGACCAGCGAATGGAATACCGCCTGGCGGCTGATACGCGCCTTGCATACCTCTTGTTTTCAATGGCTGCAATCCCAACGCACTTTGCAGAATGTCTCTGCCTTGTACGTCTTGAAACGCTGATGCTGCTCTTGATGAAAAATTCGCTCTTGATCCTTGCGGTAGATCAATCAACTCTTCCATAAAGCCAGTGCCTCTGCCTGGAATCATTTCATACGGTTCGGCAGCAAAGGCAGATTTCAAATCGCCTGGCTCTTTAGGCAGGCTGAATACTTTGCCGCGAGACTCCATTTGTCTAAAACCTTGGAGGTCTTCAAGTCTTCTCGCCAGTGAATCAATGTCTCTTTGTTCTGACATAGACAACTGAACATTTGACGGTTGCCATTGATAAGGTTTCAAACCAGATAATTGTTGACCGTATCCAGCTTCACGCAAAATATTTTGATAGTTACCTTGATTCAATAATGTAGAAAAGTCTGGTGTTCCTCTAATTAATTCTGGGGTCAATAATCCTTTGTCGAGGATCTCTCTAGCCCGCATTCCCATAGAGGTCTGACCCTCCATCAATGGCATTGCAAGTGACCACATTGTCTCTTGGCCTTCTGATGGGAACATATTGGCTTGCTGTGCGCCTTGTCTTAAACGTGCGCTGGTGGCTATGTAGCCTGGTGTTAAGCCAGGGTCACCTCTCGCAATTTGCAATGCTGTTGGCGATCCACTAAACAGGTTTTGATTAACACCAAGTGCATTCGCCATCCAAGCATCATTGGTGACCTTGTAAACATCATCAGCAAGGTTTCTATAAAAAGAATCTACCTTTGGTCCAGATAGAGTTACTTTTGCAGGATCATCAGCAGATAGTGATCTGATGGCATTGTTTTGCCATGCCTCTAATACTGACTCTTCGCCCTTTGTACCGCTGACGCTGCGCCCCATAATCTCTTTAATAGCTCTTCCATCTGTAGGCCGTCCGGCAGCAGTCCAGTTTTTCCAAGTGTTTAATGTGTTGAGCAAATTCATTTCAACACTTGTTTGCGGAGATAAAGCTGCAAGCAATGATGCAAATCGAGGCGCATCATCCGCGCCAAATACATCAATGATAGCCTGAGTAGATGCGCGATACCAACCCTGCTTTGGAGCGCCAGCTTTAGCCATTGATGCCATTTCTTTTGATGATGGCAATATGTCAAGCAGCTTGCTAATTTCTTTTACAGACTCTTCATTGGTAATTACCTTTTGCACTTCCTGACCGGTCATAAACTGAGATGCTTTTGCAAAGTCAGGATATTTTTGTTTCAACTTTTCAAAGGTTTCTTTTTCATCGCTTGAAAGCATTTTCTTTTGTTGACGCACAAGCTCTTTGCTTGTTTGTCCACGCACTGGCGCCACCTGTGGGCGTAGTGCGCCAGTTAAATTAGAAGCCTGACTCATTGATGGTGCTGGTGGCACTGCAAATGATGGTTGTGGAATAAACTGTTCAAGTAAACCACCTGGGCGTTGCCCTATACTGGCGGCGCCAATCTCTTGTTTAATTACATTAGCACCTTTGCCAAGCAATTTATTTATGCCAAGCAACTCCATTGCTGGAGCGACATTAAGTAGTGCGCCAACTGGATATGTTGATTCAGCAGCTTGCAATACTTGCTGTCTTTTTGGATCGAATACGCTGAACTGGTTTGCAACATCGTATGGGTTTTCTTGTAGCAATCCACTAAATGCGCCATATGTCCTTGGGTCTGGCAAATCCTGCACATTACGCTGTGCAGCTAGTGCTCTGGACTTTGCGCCTTGGCGCTGGATATTGGGATTGATAAAACCTTGAGTTGCCATGATTTATTGTCCTTGCGTTGCGCCAATGGTAGTGCCATATCCGAGTTGCATTGCTTTGTCGCGCAGTGAAGTTGCCAGTGGTTGCACCTTTGTGATGTTTGCTTTTGCCATCATCATGGCGGCCATCTTAGGGTCAAGCATTGCCTGCACCAGCAACTGCTGAATCTGCTCATCAGGCAGCTTGTACAAGAAGTCCAAAGGCCGAGTCATTGTTCGCAGTGTGGTGTTGGTAGCCATGGACTCGCTGAACACTCGTCCGATCAGGTTGCCCATACTCATGTTCTTAAATGTGTCAGAGCCTGGTGGCTTAACGCCTGGCGCTGTTGCCGCCATACCGCGATTGATTTCATCAACAATGTTATCCAAGCGCGTCTGCGCCGGAATAGACAGCTTGAGATCAAGTTCCTCTGCTTTGTTTGCCAGTTGGCGGCGCAGACTACCAGCGGCCAACACTGGCTCACCTGTCATTAGGTTTGGCTGGCCGGTGGTGACACGGCGCTCAATCTCTTGCAACACGCGCATCTGATCAATAGGACCGGACATCTTGGAATATTTTTCCATGTAGTTTTTAAAGCCAGGCGCTGCCGCATCAATCACATCATCAACGGCTGCAATGACTTGCTTGAGTTGACCGCTTGCAAGTCGCAGGCTTGGATTCTCTTGGTTGTACTTGCCTTGCGCGGCAGCCGCCAAGTCCTTGCGGATTTCGTACAACTCCATCGGAGACTTTGCGCGAGCCACTCGATCAGCGGCAAACTTCATGGCGGTTTCAACATCCTGACGCACACCGACAGGACTTCTCATCACATTGTCGATGGCCTGATTCACCACCAGTTTGATGCCGGTCTGGAATGTCACAGGGTCAACCGTCACACCGGCAAAGGCTTGCTCACGCAATGGCTTGGTGACATCAGTGCGCTTGAGTTCAGCCACGGCCACCGAGCCAGGCTTGCCGGAGAGTTTGCGAAAACCCTCAAGCAAAGCCTGCTGATTTGCAGACAAGCGGCTTGGGAATGCGCCAGTTTGATCCAAGGCTCTGATGGCAGTCTCGGCAGCGGCCAAGCCAGGATCAAACGCTGTGGCGGCTGTAGTGGGTTGCACGCCTGGCACAAGTGGCTCGGCTCTGCTTAGATTTTCCCTTGCTCTCTCTGGATTTGTTGAAAGCCGATTAAGCAAATTACCAATAATTGTTTCTCTGCCAGCTTGCGTGAACGGTTGCACCATTGATGCTGTTGGTGTTGCAACAGATCGCTCCAACAAGGCGCGGGTTGTTCCAGAGCCTGGCGCAACCATACCCGCCAGCATCGCGCCAGTTACCTGCATAGATGGTGGCGCACCACCCTCGCGCAGTGAACCGGCTGCTGCTGTCGATGCGGTGGCCGCCGCAGCCTGTGCGCGTGGATTTGTAGCCAGCATCTTCAAGAATTCTTGCGCTGTCTGAGACTGCACCGCAGGCAGTGCGCGTTGAGCCAAATTAGCAACAGCGGGAACGCCATAGCCAGCCGTTGCAATGTCTTGCACAACTCGCTCTTGCGCTGTCTGCGGCTCAGGAAAGCCCATCGCTGAGAGCGTTCTAGGCACTGCCTGAGTCATTGTCGGCAGGTTAGTGCCTGCGGCCAGATTAAAGAAGTTGACGGCAGGATCAACCACCAATGGCAACATACCGCCAGCCGACATCACGGCCTGCGCCATAGGACGTACTGATAGACCTGCTTGGCGGCCAACTTCATCCATTCCGATTGGCTGCGCGGATGGTTGTATTGATGGCAAATCATCAGCAGGAACAAGGTTTGCCGGTAAATCAGAAACAGGTACTTTTGCCATTATTTGTACTCCCAGTTTCCATTTCTGAAAATGATTGGCTTACCGCTTTTTGAAACTGATTCTGCCCCCTCTGTAATGCCGCCAGCCGGTGGAGGCATTGGAGGAAGTGGCTGATACGACTTGCCAGCAGACCTCTTCATGGCCTCAGTCGCAATCTCACGCGCTCTTGCTTTTTGCTGGATGACAATAGCATCATCATTGATTTGCGGAAAGTACGTCTGATACTCCCTTGCCATTTCATCTACGCCAATGGCAGCGCCTGATTCTTTACGCAACTTGGCGCGAATCCATGCCTGTGCCGCTTGTTCATATTGCTGAGTGGCGGCTGGTTGTACAAGTCTTTTTGTCACATCTCCAACAAATGGAACTGATCCTGCAATTCCACTACCAGCGCCTGGTTGCGATCCAACAGGCAACAGCTTGATGATGCCCTCGGCATTCTCCATCTGATTTGCAAAGCCAGCCGCGTTTGATTCACTTTCAGTAGCCTTTGCCGGTGCTTTACCTTTCAGCGGTACGCCACCAGCACCAGCCACAGGTATTGCGGGTAAGCCAGGCACTTTAGGCACATAGAACACGCCATCCTCATTCTCAACTCGCTCATACTGACCACGCTGGAATTCAGCCTCAGAGAGATTTAATCTACGGCGCTCCATTGAAAGGCGCTCGCGCTCGGCTGGCGTGATACCTGTGCCGTATGTTTCACCACCGGCTAACTTTGTCTTATCAATTGCAACAATGCGGCCATCAACATTTTGTAAAACGACATCACGCTTGGGACCAAAGCCTGACATTGTTTTAATTGCGCCGCTTTCAAATTGCTGAACCATTACAGGCTTACCTGTTTCATCAGATACTTCAAATGGATTTCCAGAAACTTTTTCTCGCGGCATTAGCTTCTGCGCCATGTCAAAGAATTTTGAGGCTTGCTCAGGATTTGTGGCAGCATAAAGATCGGCCAACTTCATGTACTGTTGAGACTTGAATTCGTTGGCGCTAACACCCTCTGGTGCTGTTTGCCCTAAAAAGTTCTGCACATTTCCTTGCATATCTTTTTGACGTTTGTACTCATCCAGCTTCTGCTTAGTCAGAATCTGATTGATGGCATTGGTCTGTGCGCCTTGGTAGCCAGCAGTGCCAGCCTCGTATGCGCTGCCAAGTGCCTCGCCAAGTCCAATAGGTGTAGTGCTTGTGCGTCCTGACTTCAGCAACGACATGGCGGCCTGCATCAGAGCCTGACGCTGCATCTGCTTTTGCTGCTCTGCTGTCAGATAGTCGCTTAATCCAGAGTCGCCACCAGCAAACAGCAAACCACCAAGGTTTGATGCAAATGAAGATTGACCGACATTACCTGCCGGTGTCGGCAGACTCGTCTTGAAATATTCTGGTAACGGTTCGTCAATTCCATAATTTGCCATTTTTCACCTCATCCAAGTAAGCCGGTCATACCGTACATCTTCAGCAATTGCTCGTAATTTTGATTTGCACCGCTTGGCAATTGCATCGGTTGCATCTGCGTTGGCATCTTTTCTACTTGCGGCTTGCCCGCATCAAGTAAAGCCATTGCCAGTTTTGCGTTTGACATATCCATGCCACCAGTAGGCATCTGACCGAATGACGATGGCGCTCTCATGCCTGTGCCAGTATCAGGATTGACATAAGGATTTGTAGAACCCATGCCAAGATTCATGCTTGGCGGCTGACCGCCATACAAGTCCATGCCTTGACCAACTGGCGGTCTACGCATACCACCGGCAGCGTTGCCACCGCCAAATAATTGCATGAAGTCCATCATGAGAATGCCCCCAACAAGCCACCGGCAGCCGCACCCCATGGTCCGAACTGTGCGCCAGCCGCAGCACCACCCAATATGTTTGCTCCGACATTGCGTGTAGTCGGCTGAGATGTCATGCCTGTTGTTGTAGTCCCAAGATTAGCAGGCTGCGCTGTCAATGCTGACTGCTGAATAGCCAAACTCTGCAATGGCGCATTACGCTGTGCATCAAGTTGCATCTGTGCGTATTGCTGTCTAGTCAATCCGAGATTCATGGCGTTTTGAAAGCCACGCATATTGATGTCACGCGCTCCCGCTGCCAACTGTGCGGCTTGCCCATAACCGGCAGAGCGCAACTGTCCTGATGTGCGTGCCGCTTCGCGTAGTGCGGCCTCATCGCTCAGTGCGGCCTGTACGCCATAGCGTGATCCACCAAAGGCTTTTGATGCAGTGGCTTGGTTTGCGTCACGCAAAGCCTGCATCTGCCTTTGTCTGTCAATGTCTTGCAAAGATTGCTGAACGACTTGCTCTTCGTATGGATTTTGAAAAGCAGCAATATCCGCAGCGCCAAAGGGCTTCATGCTGGTATCGTACAAGGCCGCTTCACCAGCCTCATAGCGTGGATCAAATCCAGCGAATTGCTGAACACCAAGACCGCCAGCGGTAGTACGCGCTAAATCCAAATTCTGCTGATACGCTTGCATCGCATATGGATTTATCTCAGTAGTTTGATTTTGCGTTGTTGTTTGCGGTTTTCCACCCTTAGACATAAGTCACCTCACAAGTCTTTGCACATTACGAACCACTTTGGCTCGTATCCCCTGTCTCTTAAAAATGATCTCTCCCAACCCTTACGGCCTGCGAGAGACACTCGGCTGCAACCTTCACTCTTCCCCCACGATTCGATGATAGGTTGCATCAATCGGAGTTCATCTAGGTCGCCGCCAGCAAGGAAGAAGTGCAAATCCTTTAACTGCGGGTAGACAATGACCTCTGTCACTATTACTGAATCAAGACCTGGCCAAAACTGAAAATGCCCCTGCCTGATGCCTTCAGCAATATCCTCAACTGCGTGACTGCCTCCAGAGTATTCTAAGGCTGCTGCCACATGATGGCGCAGTCTCTCAAACTCTTCCCAATCAATCAACGCTTACCTGATGCCACCGCATCAACTCTGGTCACTCCAACGCGCCAATCCTCCAGCACAGCGCCTGTGTAGCGAATCTTGACCTGACGGCCAGAGAAACGCACATCTGTCGGCTGCGCCGCTGAATATGGGCCGTGCGTAGTCTCGGTCATCGTTGGATAGTCGCGGGTTTTGAATGACACGACAACCTCGCCAAGCGTTTGCTCGTCCGGTATTACTTTAAGCACAGACATGGTGTTGTCGCCATTGCCAAGCTCATACGGACCAGACTCAGCAAAAACAGAGCCTGAGTCATAGTCATATCCAACCTCATGCTCGTAGATGTAACCGTCAGTAGACACCATCAATGGATTTTTGAATACGCCTTTATCAGTGCCTGCTGTACGCGCCAATAATCCTATATTCCAGTGCTGCTCCCGATAATTGAAAACCACATAACTGTCAATCTCGTTGCTGGCGCTTGATGGGTAGAACCACCAGACTTCACCATACTTGCTATTGTGTACGGCGTATATCTTGGAGGCTTGGTTGTAGTTGATGTTTGTGAACACATAATCGGACACATCGCAAGGCACTGGCTTGACATATCCATCAAATAACCAAAATCCTGATTGACTCATCCACATGGCGGCAGAGTCGATGGCAGCCACAGACTGCGCGGAAATCACGCCACAGCCCGATCCGGCACGCTCAAAGGCATAGACATAGGGTAGACCGACATAAGTCGCGGTGTGGACATCAACATCAGTAAACAGTAGATTGATGCCTCTGACGCGCTTGCCGCACTTTAGTGAACCGCTGGTGTTTAACTCAAAGTCACCCGCCTGATTGGTGGCTGACGCTGTCCAGACAGTGTTGTTCTCTTGATCAGACCACTTCACCAGACGCGGATTGATAGATGCGCCCAAGGCAAACAAGAATCTCTCAGCAGTAGACAGCACAGCCGCACAGCCGGTTGGCGCGTTGGTGATTACAGCCGCCAATGTTGGCGTTGTGAATCCCAACTGCCACTCGTAGAGCTTGCCGTCATAGTTTGAGCAACCTACTAAATATTCACCCCATGTATCCAGACTCCAAGTAGTCGCAGGTGAAAGTGAGTCAGACGCTGGACGCTGAATACCATACGCAAATGTTCCATAGGTGTTATAGCCATAACCAGTAATACTGGTTGAATCAGCAATGCCAACTGAAAATCCAGTTGGCGTGATCTCTTTTAAAACAAAGGTCGATCCGTTCATTGCATACAGCTTTGAGTTTGTACCAAAAGCAGCCCAAGTAGTTCCGCTATTGTCTCGCCATGACAATAGGCCACGGCATGATCCACTCATCTGAGTTTCTGTTTTCTTACGCCAGCCGCCAATCGGTCTGAGCGTATTCTCAAACCATCTGACAAGGTTTGCGTCAAACCAGCGTCCGGCAGACTGATACTCAGTGCCGTTACGGTAAACGCCTGGTGGGATTTTGAGTGGAATGAGTGCCATGGCTTAATTATGCGGTTTCTACTGACAGATTGGACACGAATGTGAGAGTGGCAATGACTGATGGCACTACAGGTCTGGTCGGCGAGCTGCTGGCCGCGTAGTGCTCAATCTGCACGCCAACATCTGTTGGCCGCCACATGATCTCCACATAGTCATTGGCCGCCAGACTTACAAAGAAGTTCAGTGTGGCAACAATGTGGAATGGGTCGCCAACACCTTTCCTTGGCGCAAAGCCAAATCTGCTGTTTGACTTGTCAATGTTTGTACCGTTCTTACGAAACCACACATCCGCATCTTGAGATGCGTTGGTGGTATTCGTAAACTGAATACTGAATTGCAAATTGTAAATTCCAGCCTGCGCCACATTCAGCCTTGACGAATTCGACAAGGTAATGCCATTACTGAAGTCGGTAGTGTCAAAGGTGACGGCATAGGCCGTAGTGGTGTTGGCCGCAGTCTGGTCTGTGGAGTCCTGAAACGCGCCATATGGACTGTTGATCCACTTTCCACCGCGCCTGCCGAACAACGCTGAGAACAGTGCTGTGAGCCTAGAGAAATAGACATTCAGGCCGCCAAAGGATTGCGTGAAGAAACCCTGATCGTAGGCAGTATTGGCCGCGCCAAGGTTTGGTGGCGTTGGTGGCGTTATCTGCTGATCAAGGTTTAGTGCCATGGTTTATGCCACCAAGCCAGGCAAATAGGTAGTCTTACCCGCAACCTTAGTGGCGGTCAATTCTTGCTTTTTCAGATTATTTGGGTCATATGAAATATGACACCAGCCGGAATCAGGAATGCCAGGTGTGTAGAACTCAAGGATGAGCTGTGTATATTCAAGGTTATCCATGATCCACTGTGCAAGGTCAGCATTAGCCACGCCAGGTATCTCAATATCTGCCGCCATACCTTTGCAATGGTCAGAAGTTTTAGAGCCTCCAACCGCAGCATTTGACTCTGGTGAACGGTAGGCAGAGTTCACCTTCACGCCTTTGCCGTAATGGTCACGCACCGGCTGCAACACCTTTTCGCAAAGCAGTCGCAGATTCTCTGTCGCCTCATCATCTGGCGTATTGTCAAAGCCCATGCGTAAGGCTGTCTCTGACTTGCACATCTCATGCAGGCTGAAATTGGCTGATAGATTCATTTCATAGTCCTCATTTGTTCATAGGTTTGGATGCAGGTGTTGAGCTTTCGGATGGCGGTGTCTCCTTCGGCTGTGATGGCGATAAGAGCTTCAGCAGTCGATCTGTCAAGTTCGGCTGATGCTGTTCCGCTGTCACCTCCAGCGGCAGCGGTGGCATCACCGGAGGCTGGTACGGCGCACTGGGTTTTGACAGGAATCCGCAGGCTGAGAGTGCCACTGGCAATATCAGCACGCAACTTGTCTTCTTTAGCTTTTGCAGCATTGTTTGCCCTTCGTAATGTCTGTCCATAAGTCTGAGCCACTTGCGCCATCGCCTGCTCGGTTTCCCTTGCCTTGACGTTTAGCGCAGCAATCTCAATCTGCTGTCGCGTGTGCTCGTCATGCTTACCCTTGAAGTATCCACCACCAAAGGCTGACATCACCGACATGATGATGCCAAGCAGTACCCAAGGATTAAACAGGCTCATGGTGCTGGCGGTTCGTCATTGTCAATGACCTCTGCCTTGGCGCTGGCATTAGCTACTGCTTTGACAGCAGACCGGCCTGCGACACCACCCAACACGCCAGTGATGAAAACCATTATGGTGTTGATCTGTTGCGTGTATATCTTGTCTATGGCGGCCATGCCTGACATGGGTTGCGTCACGAATGAAACTGAGTAAAGAAACATGGCAACCGATCCAAGAAGAATTAATGTCAAAGCAAATATCACGATAGCCCAAATACGGACTTCGATCTCTTCGGCAGTCATGCGGTTGTTTGGTTTATATCCGATGGTAGGCATTACTTCTTCTCCGGTTCGGGTTTCACAAGCATCTCAGGACAAGTCGCTGTAGCTGTACAGATTGGCGGCTTGCACTCTGCATTATTCCAGTTTGTTGGGTCTTGGCATGGGTAGCGAAATCTGTCTTCGCAGCCGGTCAAACACAGGATTGTGATTAATAGAATCAGGCTCTTTGTCACGGGTTTTCCTTTCTATTCGTCTCTCTATTCTCTCAATCTTTTCTAGCATTTTCTTGGTTTCATTTTTAGTCTCCAAGATGTCAAGATAAAGAAATGCGCCCAAGGGCAAAAAGAACGCCACAAGAATTACGGCAAATAACCATCCCATCGCCCCCATCATGTGATCCTCTGTTTCGTCACGAAAAACAGTAGCAGCCACAGGTATAGGATAAGAATAAGGGTCAGGACGCTTAGCCCCACCTTTAACCGCTGGCTGGCCTCTCTTTGTTGACGTTGCCATCTTGCCCTCTTTGCTTTAGCCTCCTGCGCCAGCCTAGCTGCCTCCTGCTCTACGCCAACAATCTCATGCATATCCATGACCTTAGAGTACAGAGCACCTAGTTCCGGCGGTGCGTTCCATGTCATCGCCATCCGAATCTCTTCCACCAATTTTTGCATCTGATCCTGCGCCCTCACACGCTTGATGGCGGCCTCAAAGTGATTCTGGGTAGGGTCATAGACAGTTCTAGATTTCTCCTCCTCAGATCGGATGTGGTCTGCGAGCTGCTGCTGGATATGGAAAAACTGAATTAGCTGATCTACAACGTCATTCAGTATTGCTTCCTCGTCTACCTCAACAAACTTCTCTTTCTTCTTTGCTGCTGGCTTTGCTTGCTGTTGTTGCTTTTGTTTTGGCTTGCCTGCAAAGAATTGCAGTAACTGTCTCCAGAACCCCTGCAACTCTTTACCAACTTCAACAACCTGATCCGCTGTCTTCTTTATTTCAACAAACTGCGTTTTGCATTCACGGTACAGCTCACAGCCAGCCGTTATCTGCTTGCAGATGCCCGCGGCCATAAGGCACAGCGTGATCGGATCAATTTCATGCCCCTATCAATTTGTTGACGATCACGCCAACAAAGCCTGGTCCTAACAGCACCGAACCGATCACCACATAGAGCAAATACTCTATGCGCGTCATGCGCCTGTCGCCTTCGGTAAAGGCTTTCTCAATGGCGGCGTATCGTTCACTGCATACCGCAACATGAACGGCGTGATCTTTTTCAACATCGCTCATACTGTGCGCTTCCAAATTGCCACGGTGATATATGGCTGATAGTTTGCGTTTGTTGCAGTTACACCCTCTGTACTATTTGATGTTGCCACTGTGATGCCTGTGGTTTTTGATCCTGTATTACCAGAAACAGCGCCAGCACCTGTTCCATTAATATTAGCAACCAATGATCCGGGTGATGGTTGTGTATATGAATGGAAGTGTCCAGGATCAGTAACTGTTGAAGTAGCTGTGTGAGTATGGCTTGGAAGAGCAGCGTCTGCACTACCGCCAGTTTCTTCAAGCGCGTCAAACAGCGCGTTGCTTGCGTTATATCCAACTGGTACGCGTCCGGCGCCAAATGCAGTCCATGTACCAAATCCAAGTAATGTTGCAGGGTTTGTGGTCACAGATGAGTTGAAGTACAGCGAGCCAACTGGATAGTTCAACTTGCCGATTTCAATCGCAAGATTGGCCATTGTGCCAACGCCTGTGCCACCTTTGGCAACCTTTAGATATGCGCCAGTATCAAACAACGCATCGATAGTGTCCATGTCAGTATTGAGTTTTGTCCCCCATGAATCTGAAGAAGCTCCTACCTCTGGCTTGACAAGCCCTAGATTTGTTGTTGTGGTATCAGCCATATTTCACCTCAATGTAAAGTTTGCGTCCAAGTTTCAGTTGTATCAGCCACCACCGTCCAGATCTCTGATGTGTCATCTTCATCTGCCCAAGTCTTGTCAGTGTCTGCAACCTGAGTCCATGTCTCAGCAGTGTCATCCTGACTTGTCCATACCTCTGCTGTATCAGCCTCATTATTCCACTTATAGACCGCATTGGCGCTCAGTTCTGAATTTGCAGTTATGGTGAAAGATGTAATGGCATAACGTACCGCATTGGCAGTTAAGTCTGAAACGCCATCAATGTTTGATGCTGCATAGTAAACCTTGTTGGAGGATGCAGTTATTGCTGATACAGCATTGATCTGTGCAGCGCCAAATGCATATCTGACTCCATTTGCAGATACCGTACTCACCCCAACAATAGTAGCTCCACCAAAGGCATATCTGATGGCATAGCAAGATGCCGCGCTGGTGGATGCAATGGTGGACGCAGCATCATATACAACACCTCCAGACAAGCCAGATATAGGTGCTGCTGAGAATGCTGAGATACCAAACACTGTTTATCCTTATGGTTTTGCTTCTAGTGCTGTCATTCGTGCTGTCAGGGATGTGATGAGAGCTTGCTGTTCTTGGACAGTCTTAACCAATAACCAAGTAATTTCTGTGGCATCAAATTTCTTAATTGCTGTGGTTTCTTTATCATCAGCATTAAATTTAGCATCATAGTTTTCAACCGTGTCAGGTAACACCGTCATCACTTCATCCGCAATAACTCCAAGACCTTTCATGCCTTCAGTTGTGCCACCTTTGCCGTTGTATTCCCATTCACGCACACGCACTTGCATTAACTCTGTTGTGCCTTTAATGTAATCACGAATGTTGTCTTTAAGACGCTGGTCAGATGGGTTAGACCAAGTTGTACCTGTTGCTTTTTGTGCGGTAGACCCCGCAAGAATTAACCCACCGCTGCCGTCAAGACGCATACGTTCTGTGCTGGCGGTAGTACCATTTCTAAAGTAAAAAGCACCTGTGTTACTTGTACCTCTATGGTCAAAAAACATATTAGGCGTACCAGTGCCTGTTGTACTGATTGCATAAGAAGCTGCTGCGGTAGCGTCACCTAAAATAATTTCATTTGTGTATCCAGTTTGTGATCCAGTTACTTTAATTCCACCTGTTGTAATATTTGTATATCCAGCCACTTCAAGTTTTGAAGCTGGCGAACTAGTACCTACACCCACATTCTGACTTGCATCAACAGTTACTGCTGTTGTTCCATTTGTCTGAAGTGCAAGGATGCCTGTTCCATCAGAAGAACTTTTAAGTCCTGCTGTTCCACTCACTACACCATTGTCACCATTGATGATATTAGCCATTTGTTACCTCATCTGGTGGAGTCGGTTCGTTGCCCTCTGCAAGCCAAGCAAGGTAGGTTTGGTAGTCTGTGTTGGCTACATCTACTGGTATGTTTGCATTATCAGATAAGCGAAAAATAACAGTAACTTCTTCTGTGATGGGGTGTTTAATTAGCTTATACATTTATAACTCCGCTGTTGCAGACCATTGACCGTGATACATAGCGCCAGAAGACAATGCCGTACTGCTATCAATTCTTCCTACGCCAGTAGAACCCATCCCCCAAGGGGTAGTTATTGTTCCTGTGTTTGAATTGTCTGAATTTTTTGCCCATACACCAGAGGTTGTATCGTATTTGAAAAAATTCATAGTTGGATTTGTTCTTTTTTCTACTCTAAATTTAATATTTGCGGCAATAGCAGTCAGACTATTGGTATCTACAATTCCAACATGATTGCCTAGAGTGGTGTTTGTGGGTACCGGGGAAAAAGTGTCGTAGCTTTTTTCAAAATATCTTTGGCAAAGCAACAACTCAGTCCCAAAAGGTCTGTAATCAAAGCTAGTTGCTGTTGAGCCTTTTTCTAGCTGTACGCCTGTGATGTAGAAAGTTGCGCCACTGGTAGAAATCCATTGTGTAGTTCCTGTTGCACCCACAACATTTCCTGTTCCCCATGAATTAGCAGATTGAAGAAATGAAGAACCAGCACCTAAAGCAAATCTAAGGACTATTCCAATACCATTGGTTGTCAACCATGTGCCGCTGGTATCACCAGCGATAGTTACAGATTTTTGTTCCCATGTGTTAGCAGAATTGATTGTGTATGTAAAAGCATAACTTCTATTAGCCGCACTATTTAAAAGTGCGCCACTAAAAGTTCCTGTTAAAGAACTACGAACCCAAAACGATAATGTTACTGTTGCGGCTGATGCTGTACCCCAAGCTAAATCATAAACATTGAGTCCTTCAATTTTTTGTCCAAAATAATAATAATCTGAAGCACTTGGAGTTGTTGCGGCAGAAGAAGTCAATAAAAATGAATTATTAAAACCAGTTGTAGTCGTTGAACTTTGTTGAGCAGTAAATTTACTTGTTATTGAACCTTGCACAAAAAATCTATCTACAACAGTATCAGTCGCAGTTGTTTGCGTAAAACTTGCACCTGCATATCTTTGATCAATCACCATTGCACCATTGATGATGCGGTTCTTGAAGCCTGTAACAGATGTAACAAACTCTCCAGTTGAGCTAGTGGTAGGAGTTGTAATTCCTGTTGTGCCGTTTAGGACAATTGTCATGCTGTCACCTGTGCTGCCATTTGAGCTTGATAAGCTGCAATTACTTCAGCAGTCCATGCCACATTGCAGATTGCCACTACGTTAGCAGGGATGCCTGTGAGGTCTTGCCCGGGAACCAAACTATTGCGGTGAAAGGTCTTGCTCAGTTCGTTGCCGTCTTCCATGATGCGTGTTGCTTCACGATAAAGAACAACACCGTTTTCAATCACGGTAATTTGATCTATGTTGGTTATTTTAGTAAGTGACATGGTTTATCCTTTAAGTTGAAGTTTTGTAAACGACCGTTCCAAGAATCCTTGTGCCGTTTTTAAAAATAGCCATTGTGTTACTGATAGTTGCAGACACAGCCGTTGTTCCGGGAAAGGAACAAGTTACACCTGACATTTGCGCTTGTATAAAATAGACGTTTACATTTAAAGTAGAAAAATAAGAAATAGCGCCAGCATCATTATAGATACAGTTAAAAGGAATTCCACTCATCGTAGTAGTAGACCCAGTTCCAATTACTGAAATAGCAATATCAAAATACAGTCTTACTGTATCCCCAATTTTTGTGTATGTCGCAATTACAGTTCCGTATGTGGCAGTTCCGCCAATATTAGGTGTCCAAGTACCTTCTTCATAGTCATCCAGCGTGTTTACGTCAGTTGATGCTGATTGAGTTGCGGGAAAAGTAATGCCAGAACCACTTGTTGATGGTGTTGCATTACCAACTGAAATAGTTGTTGGATTTGTTGTTCTTCCTACTAATGTCACACTTTGATCTGTACCAATAGTCATTGCAGTAGTAGGTGTAGCACCTGTCTGAAGAACAAGTGCGCCTGTTGTATCCGCAGTAACTTTATATGCGGTAGTGCTTGTGGTTGATGCGCTGATCGTACTCATATAACAACGTGCCTTTGTCCAGATGCCACAGTTAAAACAACGCCGCTGTTGATGGTAAGTGGACCAACAGAAAAGCCATTCTGGCCTGTATCAATCGTCACATTAGATGAAACAGTAGAGCTATTGGTCAATACGCCATTGCTGCCAGCAATTGATTTATCCGCAGGGAGTGTGACAAACACATCTTTTGTTCCCGCAGAGAAATTGACAGCAGAGCCAGAATTGCTCGATGCCAGGATGGTTGTTCTAGCAAGCGTTGTTCCTGACAATGTGTATGTGCCAATCCCAACCTCCCACTCAGAGCCGCCTTGCAAGGCAATTGCATAGTAGGTTGTATTGCTGTTTCCAATAGATGAAAACGATTGGAAACCAGTAGATGCACCCAACAGGGTGAACGTACCTGTACCTGTTGTTGTGGAGGTTTCTTTGACCCTATCTTTAAGCACCAAGGCCATAATAAAACCTTTAAGTCAATGTGATATCTAAATCGCCAGCAGGAATACGCAAGATGTCGCCATCATTAATGACTCGGCTGGTGGTCAATGCAGCCCACCCAAGCATTGTTCCTGATGTGATGGCCGTCATAATGGCAATATGTGTGATCGTTCCCCAATTGCCGCCAGAGGCCGCTGCAAACTCAATGGCCGCGTCATTGGTGCAGTTTGTTGGTGAAGTACCAGAGACAGACAGCGTGCCTGTCACAACACGCGCATAGCCATTGCCGGTCACCTCAGTGCCACCACCAGCGTCAGACGGCGCGGCAGTGAACAATCCAATATACCAAGCTGTTGGGCGTGTTACAGCGTTGGCGGTGAACACATAATTCAGCACCAAATTCTCTGTGTAGTCGGTAAATGATGACATCTCTTTCCCTTATCCAAAAGATCTGGCACGCGCCATCAAAGCACCGCCAGAAGTCGAACCTCGATCATCAGCAATCTGTAGCTGTTCAAGTCCAGCTTGATACAAGCTAGACCACACTGAGATTCTCGCATCGTCTTGTAGGTATGGTGCAGCCTGCAATAATGCGCCATACAAATACACATCAGGCGCTTGAGTCAGCAGCCAGTTGGTGGTATTGGTAGATGACAACTTTGTCAACTTAGCGTAGTAGACCAACTCTGCGGTATATGAACCATCAGGTATAGGCAGCACCCTGATCTGTCCTCCGACAATGGTGAAGTACAAGGGCTTACCAGATGAAAGATAGGTTGTATTAGATAACGAATCTAATGAATCTATTGTCTCAAACTGCAATGATGTAACTGGATTTGTGTTGAGCTTTAGAGATTTGGTTTCTAAGAAGTCACCAGGCACAGCACCATACTCAGTGTCAATGGTGGCTGTAGCTCGCACAATCATCTGTCGCGTGCGGAGCTGGCGCTCAACTTGTGACTCAGCCAGACTGATGAAGTCAGGAATAACTGAAGTCAGATCAGACCGATTAAGCCAATCGGCCAGCGATGTCTTCAGTTCGGTGTAGGTGGTCAATGCCATTTAGACTGCCTCTTTTTCAAGCTGTTCCTTCATGACCCATGTGTGCTCATGCCGGAATTCAAACGTGCCAATGTGTCCGATTTCTTTCGAGACATCATGGTCAATATACACCTTGAAACCAAGTTCCTGCGCCTTCTTGCAGAAGAACACATCCTCTCCCATGTAGCCGCGAGTGCCGGTCTGCCACGGCATATCAAACCACGGCTCAGTCATGTTCTCAAACACTTCGCGCTTGATTAGCATCACGCCAGTGCCAACAGAGCCAACCTCCTCTAAGCCGGTGGACTCAGGCATGGTGTAAACCTGTTGGCGCTTACCATTCTCGTCATAGTTCTGCGCGGTTGGTCCTGTTGGCATCCTGCGTCTGGCGCAGTTGGTAGCCACTATGTCCACATCATGCGCCATCAACCGCTGGATCATGTCCTGCGGGAATGTCATGTCGGAGTCGATAAACAGTATGTGGCTGCAACCCTCACGCATTGCATCCAGACACAAGTCAGCACGCTGATTTTGAATTAGTGTGCCTTGCAGTATCTTGAGGCTGACAGCGTCAGTGGTGTTGAGCGTGTGGTGCGCCACCATGTTGACTAAGCAATATGTGTATTGCGTATGAACCATGTCACGCGCTGGCGTGCAGACTGCGATGTATTTCATACCTGACCTGGCCTCACTCTAAAGAACCTGTTATCAAAATCGTTTAACCATTTCTTCATGTAAACCGGATCATCAATCTTGCCCTCGGCCTTCAACTGAAAGTAAATTGATTCAGGAATGCTGGCAACATGATGCCATTCACCTTTCCAATTTGCTTTGTTGTCGATGGCAGCAAAGTCGCGCTTGTTGGCCTCAATGACAGCAGTCAAATCCTGAGTTGTCTGAATCGTTGCCTCATCAGTGTCCTCGTTGTAGTGCCAAGTGCGTGTGATCCCCTTCTCAGGGCTTGCATCAAAAAATCGTTTTTCCATATAAGTAAGGGGAGGATTTCTCCTCCCCTCATTCCTCTCAGTTGATTAAGAAGTTGACAAGTCAGCGCACAGGCCGTGAGCATTTTCAGCCAAGACCTTATGTCCAAATTCAATCAACAACATACGCTTCTCAGCGTCACCAGTTTTCGCCAACTCTAATTGCTGGTAAGGACGCAGCACAGTCATCTTTGCGTACTCAGGATCGATGATCCAACCATCACGCTCGCGCTGGAAGCGGTTTGCGATAACGGCCACGTTGCCAAAGTCGCTGACGTAGATGTCAACTGCACCGATCAACACGGCAGGCTTTTCGCCGCCGTTGATGTTGAAACGTGAAGATGCAATGCCAGAGAAACCAGACACGCGCTGCTTGTTGACAGGACCAACCATCAGGATTTTTGGTGTACCGCCAGCAGACCATACTTTCTGAATCACATTCTTGAGAATGGTTTCAGTAAAGGTACGCACGTTACCGTCACTACGCGCATTGTTTGGCAATGTGGTGTAGCTTGGGTCAGCGCCGTTGGTTTGCTTGTCGGTGTTGGTCTTGACAAACGCGCCCAAAGAGGCAGTCACGCGAGCAGTTGTGGTGTTACCAGCAACAGCAATACCGCCATTCAAAAAGATGAATTCTTGGTCACGCTTCAACTCAGAACCGCGCTTGGCGATCTGATAAGCCAACTCAGAACGGCGGCCAGCCTTGTTAACCACTTCTTCAGTGTTCGACAAGACGATAGTTTTGCGTGCGATCTGAGCGTAGTTGGTCAAACGAACAGTTGCGACAACTGAATCGAATGTGCCAACGTCATCACCTTCCAACTGAGCATTGGCGGCTGCGTCTGCCAATGTGTCGGTCTGCCACTCAAACAAAGTATTGCTGATGGTTTCGCGACCAATGTTGGATTGGTACGGTGTTTCTTCGGGAGCAATGTTGGTGATCACATTGCTCAAGTCTTCACGGATACCTTTTGCAGAGTATGTGGTGAACGTGTTTGCTACGATAGTCATGATTAATTCCTTATTTCAAGAGTTTGAAGATTGCATCAGCCGCGTCATCGACACGGCCAGTTCTCGCAAGACGTTGTTGTGCTCGCAATGCTTCAGTATTATTTGAGACTCTTCCTGCTGCACCAGGCTTGGCAGGTTTCGGGCCATTGTTCGTCACCGGCTTGATCTGTCCACGCTTGGACATCATCTGGTCATACAGTGCCGCTTTTCGCAGCATCACAACCGCCCTGTGATCCACAACATTCTTCAGTTCATCAGGTGAGAATCCAGCCTTCTGGCCGAATTGAACAAGCATGGCTTTTTCGGCCGCAGCTTTTTTAGCGTCTTTCCACTCAGGGATTGCCGCCACCAAAGACTCTTGCTCCTGCTGCAACATCTGATTGCGATATTGCATCTGCTCTTGATTGGATAACTCAAAGAGTCGCTGCTTTTCCGATTGGATGGCCGCGTTTCTCTCTTGGTTTTCACGCATCAACTCGCGCTGCGTCACATACTCAATTGGGTCTTCATTTCTGAGTTGATCCCAATTAATGTTCGGCTGCGCTGCCTGCTGAACCTGCGCCTCTAGAGCACCTAATAATTGAGCGTACTGCTCGCGCTCGGCACGCACTGACTGCAACTCTGCTTCGGCTTGCTTTCGCACCTCGGCAATTTGCTGCGTTTTGCGCGTGTAATCCTGAGTCCTTGAATATCCCTTTTGGAGTTCCTCCAGCGACACCTCGACTTCTTTACCGTCAACCTTGACGGTGAAGACTTGTGGCTGTTCTTCCTCCTCAGAATTCTCATCTTCTTCAGATTGTTCGGTATCAGTTTCATCACCATCCGCGTCTGCATCGGTTAGCAACTCCTCATCTACCGCCGCGCCCTCTTCGGGCAACTGCGTCTCGCTGTTCTCCTCTTGTCCCTCATCGGGGAGCATCCCAGCAAGTGCATTGGCTGCTTCAGCCATATTCATCGGACCTTGTACAACACTCGCCGCTGGCGTTGGTGCTACTGTTTGCATTGGTCTATTTCCTTAATTAAACAAGATTTTTTTGCGCTCGCTCAATGGCACGCTGTGCCACCTTGCCGTTGTCGATCATTTTGGTGAGTTCATTCTTGAAACTCTCTATGGCACGCAACTGCGCCCAACAGATTTCACGCTTGCTCGACTCTTCCGGTTTGCTGCTCTCAAACTCCCACAGCAAATCGCCACGCATCTTCTCCAAGGCCGCCGCAAATACCTCGTCCTGCATAAACTGCTCAGACCTGCGGCCTTTTCTTACCTGTTCTTCGTTCATTGCGCCATTCCATTAAGGTTGATGGGTGGAGGCACATTCGCCGCTGTCTGCACAGCCTGTTGGATGATTGCAGACTCTTGCGCCATGGCCTCCCGATCCATAGACTGCTGCGCTTGAATCTCAGCAGTGCTAATTTGTGTCTGGTACTTTAACTCAAGTTCATACTTCTTGAGCATTAAGTCTTGCGCCATTTGATCTCTTCGATAATCGTCATCACGGATCATCTGCTCACGCTTCAATTCCAACTCGGCAGCCTTCTTCTGGATGTCAGCTTGAATCGACTGAGCCTGCACCTGCGCCAGCACTTCCTCTGGTGTCGGTTTCGGTGCATCGGCCTGTGGCATCTGATAGTCAGGCGGCAGGGTCTGTATGTAGCTAGATGCGTCCTTGAATCCAGACAACTCAATGATCTTCTGAAGACTGCGGATGTACATGGCCGGTGTCACGACAGGATTAGACAAACCAAACTGCTGCATGATCTGCTCTTGCTTACCGGCGATCATGGTCAAACCCTGTATGCGCTCGTTGGTGTCACCATTACCGAGTCCGATATTGATGGTCACATCCATGTTGGCATTCCACACGCGAGGATCAATCTGCACCCACTCATTGCGTAGACGTACCATGCGAGGCTTGTCCTGATGCGTTGTCATCAGATACAGAATGCCCTTGAATAGCTTCTTCATGCCCTCGGCCAAGAGTCGTGCCTGCAACTCCAAGCGGCTCTGGCTGGCGCTGACAGTGGCTGACACCGCCGCCTTGGTGGTTGACTGCAACGCATCAGGGTCTAATCCCATCGCGGCCTTGCTCATTCCGGTGCGGTCTTCGCGCATCTGATCCATGTAGTCCAGCATAGGGAATGCGGCCTGACCAACGAATGGAGTGCTGAACGGCTGCACCATGCCTGGCGCACGCATCCGAATAATTGCGCCGGTTTCGTTGTTCAGTACGTCATCAATATTGACCTGACCCTCAACCACCGCCGTGCGCGGATGGATAGACTGCGCCAGCGAATCCAAGGTGTTTCGCAATATTTCGGATTTGATTTCTTGAATGTCATGCGTCAGATCGAATATCGACATGGCCTCAAGTGGTGAGGTGTGTGGCTCTGGATCGCAAGGAAAGTCAACGAAAGGAATGTAGCTGGCCGGTAGATTACGCACCACGGTGTAGCCAGACCCCATGCAGCAGACCTTACGCAACTCGGCGATGCCGTCACCGTCAAAGTCCACGCGGATATAGGACTCAACGTACAAGACACGGCGTTGGCCAGGATTCAAACTGTCGCCCGAACCCATGGTGGTGCTCAACGGCTGCCGCGCCAAATACTCGTCATTGCTGTCTAGGTCGGTGCTGGAGATGTTCTCCTCAATCTCATCCAACTCATAGCCCATGCCGAGCAAATCGTCCACGGTGGCCATCTGGCGGTGGCCAATGATGCCTGCATCCTCAAATGACCGCGCTCTGCGATCAAGCACCAGCTCTTCGGGTGGCACGGCCATGATGCGGATACGGCCATCTTTGATGGTGCGCTTGATCTGTACGTCATGCAACATGGGTTGCTGCATAGGCATTGGCAGTCCGGTGGCTGGATCAACCTGTGGCTGCATCATGTCCATGGGCATAGATGGGTCTGGATAACTGACCACAATCTTGACCTCTGCGCCCTCTTGCAGCAACACCTGCACGGTCTGGTCATCGAGGCCGGAATAGTCATCGATTTTGACTTCTTCGGTTTCATCCCACCAATATTTGGCGATGCCGCACTTACGCACCAGCGAATCTTTGAACAACGCATAGGTGGTCATGAAACCGTTGTTGTCGTTGCTAAAAATATAGTTTGCGTAGTCGGTCGCCTGCTGAGTGCTGGCAACATCCTCCGGTCCACGCGGTACATACTCAACGACATTCTCGCTGCTGAAGAAGACCTTCATCAGACTTGGCAGCATGGCTGAAACAGTGTCGCGCACCTCCATCGCAACCACCTGAGAGCGCCCATCTTCCTCGTTTCCAAAGGGGTCGCCACGGTAATACTCTGTACCCTTGGCGCGAATGGGGGAGACATCGGCATCAATGTAGCTGACAGCGTCCTCCAGCTCACCGGCCACAATGCCCTGCAACTCGGTATCGTCCATCGGATTGGTGGCGGCCATGTCAGTGTTTAATTGCATATCGTTAATCATGCTGGTACTTTCTTCAAAATCACATACATAGAATCAACTGCGCGAGGCAGTCTCATTATTTCATCTTGCGGCAATTTTAGGCTTGCACCGTACTCGCTGAGACGCATCTCCAAATGCGTCAACTCAAACCGACTGCCTTTCCAGCCCAAGTACCACGCCCACTCGCAGTAGTACACCCAAGATTTTTCGTTAAACGCTCTGACATGAGTCGGGTCTTGCCACGCGCCATGACTCAAGTCATACGGCACATGAATGTGCATCTCACCACCCATCTCCAGCAAATCGCGGCAGTTGGTCATGGCCGTCACCAGATCAGGTATGTGCTCCAACACATCATTGGCGATGATCTTGGAAAACTGACGGTCAATTGTCATTGGCTTGCCAATGTCAACAACCCAATCAGCGCCAACATCGGAACGAATGTCAGCATTCACGCAATCGGCACGGCGATCCTTGCCCGAACCGAGATTAAGAGTTAAACCACTGTTTTGCATATTCCGGTCTGTTTTTTAATAGCCACGGTATCGCGGCCTTGGTCAGTGCGTCACCGTTCATGCCCACAGTTTGGCTGCCAATGTGATGCACATAAGACCGGCTCAGGTAGTGGTGAAAGCCAGCCGCAATCAGGTCAGCGCAATGCACATCATCCGAGTACCAATTCAGTGGTGGAAACTTTGCAGCCTCCCACGCATCAGCACCAATCCATGCAAAGATAGGGGATGGGCATTCCAGCGGCACAATTGCGTCCTCGTATGGGTACTTGAAGTAGTGCAGCTTCTGGTCAAAGGGGTTAGAACGCACATTTTGCACAGGTCTGGCCGCATCACAACGCGCTGAAACCCAGCCCACAGGCTCACCGGTTTCCTCTTTCAACTGCGCCACATCCTCCATCAGCAGCCGGTAACTGGTGGGTGTCAGCACAATATCGTCATTGGCGCAGATCACTGACTCAAACCCATCGGCAAAGGCTTTGTCAATGATCTCGTTGTAGTCCTGACCGAAATTGTGCGGCGCACCAAACACTTTTAGATCAGCGTCAA